GCTTCCCCACCTTTTGCCCCGTGGATGGTAGAGACCGTTATTCTGGGCTCACCATTAAACTTTTCCCCCCGACGCAGAAGCGCGGTTACATATGCCCTGTCCCCGTCTGGTATTTTGTTCATTGCCTCTGACCAGATCATGTTGGGGTCTGCCAATAAGCCATGGTTAACGATCAAGGCTTGCATGTTAACCAAGTCTTGGTCTTCCAAACCGGGCAGTTTTTTAAACCCTCGGGTGATACGATCCCCGACTGACATGTAGGCATAGATTTTTCTAGCGGTTGCGCCGGGTATATCTCTACCTTTACGCAGTTGCTCCCAACCGTTCACGGCGTCACTTAGCTTTTCTGATATGGACCGATGGCCGCGGTATTCGTACAGGTATCCGCTGGATTTTAGTTCGGTAGATACGGGCTGTAGTTGGTATCCGGCTTGAGCAAGCACGAGCCACGATCCTTCTGACATGTCCATCTCTTCGATACTAAAGATGCGGCGCACTGATCCGAGGCTATCCACTCGGGGTTCATAATCTTTTAGGAACCTTTTATCTATGCGTCCCACTACCCGTTCTGCGAGGCGGTGCACCTCTAGCGGTATGCGGTAGGACTGAGACAGGGTCTCTGACCCACCGTCGAGGTTAATGAAGTGATCTACGTCTGCCCCAGCCCACCTATAGATAGCTTGGTCATCGTCCCCAGCGCAATACATGCGGTCAGATTTTTCATCCAAAATATGAGCAATGTCCCACTGAATAGGTGACAGGTCTTGCGCCTCATCTACAAAGCAGAGTTTAAACGCGGGGCACGAGCGGAAACCCTCTTCTGGAAAGCTTTCGAGCATGTCTGTAAAGTCATACATCTCTAGGTTTTCTTTGTAGCTGCGCAAGCATTCGTCCACATACTTGATGATGTTCCACTCAATCTGGCTATCCATAGAATTGTACTGGTCACGGAGAGCCACTTTACGCATTCTGGCAAGGTTTATCATGCCTAAGATGGGGTCTGTGGCTTTTGTTATATCGGGAAGATCGTCGTCAAAGCTGTTTGAACGGGTGATCTGAAGCTCCACGCCCATCTTTTCAGAAAGTTCTCTGTAGTTTTCGTCCTGCATGACTTGCTCTGTCCGAATGTCGGAACAGGTCAGCGCCAGACTGTGCAGGGTTCTGAAGTAGAATAGGTCTTTCTTTGGGTCTAGGTTAAAACGTTTGGCCGCGCGTTCTTTGGCCTCATTGGCCGCTTTGCGTGTAAAGGCTAAGAAAGCAATGCTGCGAGGTTCGACACCCTTCTGGAGGGCGTCATCGACCATATTAAGAAGTCGAGTTGTCTTCCCCGTCCCCGGTGGGCCGAATATCCTGAACACTTTCTTTCTCCCTTTGGTAAATCTGCCAGACGCGCTGCTTGCTAATGTTGAACCACTTAGCCACCGCTGTTTTTGTCATGTGCCTTTGATCGATCATGTGAACGATTTCGGCGTTACGCATTTCTTTAAAAACGTTCTTACTCAAAACGGGCTCCCATGTTTTGGCGCAAAGTCCGGTGTGGATATGTCCATGTCTCCTACACTGTAAGCAGGTATTTGCCAGACGCGGACGGCTCGACCTTTGATCTTGAGCACGGTGCTGTCGCCATTGATGTCTCGCAAGCGTTGAGCAATGCGGTGCGACTTATACTCAAAGAATTTGTTCTTCTTTAGAAAGTTCTCAAAGTCCTTGAGGCGGAAGTAAGTAACCATAGCGTCCTCGTCGGTCCAAGGGCGGCGAAGCAAGATTTCCTCTTTGTCCTGCGCTTGCTGTAGGAAGCGGCAAAACTCTTCTAGGTAATCGTAGAACTGCCCGCTGATACTTGCATCCACGGCGACTTCCATGATGGCGCTTTCGTTTTCGCGCATTTCTGTAAGCAGGGCGCTGATCCTGCCTTCCCACTGTTGCTTTGCCACGGAGCGGGGCATGAAGTTAAGTTGCTCCATGCAGGCCTTTTGAAACATGGGCTGGCTCATCAGGGCGTCCGTGTCTAGCTCCAGAGGCTCGCCGTTAACGTCCATAAACCAAACCGGGGGTGTTGAGTTATACTTACGCAGATTGGCTACTGTAGCGTTCTGTATGGCGCTCCCAATGCCAAACTTGCGGGTTTGGCAGAGCTCCTTGTTACAGTGCGCGTTGATCGGCGCATCGTTGCACCTATAGGCGTAATCTTTGCGTTCAAGCTGCTTTGCCACCACCGTCACTTCTGACAGGGGCAGAGGTGGCTCTAAGTACTGCATGTTGTACGTTAGGATTTCTGTTTCCCAGCTGTCTGGGTAAGCCTTGCGCAGATATACCCCGATATTGAACAGACCGTTATTGCGCCCACCTTCGGATATTTTTTCTTTGACGAGGTGCTGCAAGCACGGCGGACCGTCTCTAACAGGCGTACCCTCGGCACTTTCTGTAATCTGTAACTTTTGTATCTGTTCTGGTGTTTGAGCATACTTTTCGTAAAGCTCAAAGAACTCTTCAAGCGATGCAGATGTGCCGTCGTCCAAGATGCCGTAGCGTAAACCTTCTTCCGCGTTGTAATATGGTAGGTTTAGAAAGTTTCCTACATCTCCGCGGTCTAAGTGCAGTTTGATCTGCTTTGGAAATATCTCGCTCTCACCGTAGCCCAGCGCAGCGGCCACGCTCTTCAATGATTTCTGCATGTCCTTTGCTTCAACCCAATCTGTAGAGAAGAGGAAGCAGTGAGCCCCACCGGACTTAGAACGGCAGACAACCAGAGGTATCTTTAATTTTCTAATCTTTTCCAACAGAAGCTTATGGTCTAGCGGATACTGATCGATATCAACGCAGCCCCATTTGCACATGTTGTCAGCATTAATCGGTATGATGCCGATAGAGTTGCCCTTGCCGGACAAGTGGCCTTCCCATAGACCCGCGTTCCGCGGTTCACGAACGATGCCCGCTTTACCTGTATTTTTGCCGTTGGACTGCGTTTTGTCTATGCGGTATGTGCCGTAAGCTTCTTTTAGTCCATCAAAGATAGACGAGAACTTTTTAACTGTCATGGTTATGTCCTTGCGGTGGGGACTGCCGTAGCAGCCCCCTAGTAAAACTTAAAACGGAATGTCGTTTGAGTTCTCAGCTTTATCGTTTTCATGTTTTACCACTACATCGCCGCTCAAGACGCTTTCAGAGAAAGCTTTAGCCTGTGCGTAAATGTTCGCATCTTGGATTGGTTCTTCACGCGACATTTCCCAGCCGTGCCAAGAACCCTTGGAGTTTTCTTCTGCTACCGATTTGATGCGGTAGATGTGCGAGAAGCGCGGCGGGTTAAATGGGCCGTTCTTGCCCTGCATGGTGACAGATTGGATCATGCTGTTCCATTTGCGTGACTTCTTCAACTGTGTTGATTTCATAGCAATCAGAGCGGTCTCGGTTGATCCATCTTCTTTGACTACCAGAACATAGTGTTGGTGTGTCTCTTCGATGTAGTCACCATAGCCGCCAACAACATATTCTTTGTTGTCTTCTTTGCTACGCTCGGTCTTGGGTCGGGTGGAGTCATTAGGCTGATAGATAGCCACAGGTGCGCCCGTTCCTAAGCCCCGTGGGAGCCACTGAATGAATACACGCTGATAGGCGCATGGAATGACCAACAGGCCTTCCTTGCCGCTTACAGCCTCTCCTGAGACGCTGTTGTAGATGTCACCCCTTCTAGCAGTTTCATGGGTGTTTAAAACGTCGTCATTCCCACTTAAAAGCTTGAGAAACGGCAGAGCCAGATCATCACTGGTAATGTTTTGATTACCTTGACCAGAGTCCTGTTCGAACATAGCCCCGTCAAACTGTACTACGTCAGACTTTTTTGTTTTTGCAACTGCGTTCGCCATTATTTTGCTCCTTTGATTATAGCGCGTTGGCCTACATAGGCCCCAAACAATTCCATAGGGAAATCATCCCCAGCTTCGACACGTTCCCGTACAAAAGCCTTGAGCGTCCCAGAGTGGACACTTTCGGTCTGATCGGCGGGAAAGCCTTCCTTTGCAGCAAAAGCTTTAAAGGCACTTGCTTGATCGTCTTCTCCACGACCAAATTCACAAGATACGACATTCTTAATAATATCGTCGTAACCGTTTTCACGCAGCCATTCGTAAGCAAGAGGGCGGTTAGCCACTAAAATGCTGGCTCCGTATGTAGGTTTAACATCCACAGTAGAACCGTCATCTAATGAAAACGAAGACATGCCCAACTCCTGCATAGCAGACGGCAGTTCTTCATCAGTCAGTTTCAACAAGTCTTTCTTCCGAGACTTGAGGTCTTTCTCAATCTCTTCGACTTCTTGTTGCGCCTGTCTGATTTTTCGGGCTAAGGTGGAAATCTCACCGAGGTTACCCTTTTCTACGGAATTAGCGACTGTATCTTCAAAGTCGGATTCCATCATTGATAGTATATCGTTCATGTTTTCTCTCTTTCGTTGTTAAAGACCCTTTTACGGCCTTGACAAAGACGCTTATATTCTTATAAATTCCTATAGTCAAGCGTCAAAAGGAGAAAACTTTGTATCAGTTCAAAACAGAACCCTTCGACCATCAGCGTAAAGCTCTTGAAGGCTCGTGGTCCGCGAAGTTTCATGCGTACTTCATGGAGATGGGAACTGGTAAGAGTAAGGTTGCCATTGATAACATGGGCATTCTTTACGACAAGGGTGAAATCACCGCGGCGTTGATTGTTGCACCCAAGGGTGTTTACGACAACTGGGCACTTGGCGAGATACCGTTGCACCTGTCTGAGGCCGTCAACCGTAAGGTTTTAAGTTGGAAGCCTACTATGAGTAAAAGGTATGCCGCAGAGCTTGAAGAAATGATTATGGAAGACTTTGACGGTCTAAAGATATTTGTCATCAACGTTGAAGCTTTCTCCTCGCCTCGCGGTGCGCGGATGGCGGGACGCTTTTTGGTACAGAACCCTGACAACATGGTGATTGTAGACGAGAGCACGACTATCAAGAACCGCAAAGCCCAGCGCACGAAGAACCTCATGGTACTGACTAAGTATAGCAAGTACCGCCGCATACTTACGGGTTCTCCTGTTACAAAAAGCCCTATGGATTTGTTTAGTCAGTGTAATTTCTTGGACGAACGTGCGCTTGGCTACAATAGTTTCTTTGCCTTTCAAAACCGATACGCTATAGTGCAGAAGCGTATGATGGGAGCGCGTAGTTTTCAGGAGATAACCGGGTACAGACGCCTTGATGAGCTAAACGAACGCTTGTTTAACTTCTCTACCCGCATCCTCAAAGAAGAGTGCTTAGACCTTCCTGACAAAATATACACGCGCAGAAATGTAGAACTAACGGACGAACAGGCCAAAGTTTACATGCAGATGAAGAAGTTAGCTTTGGCCCAGTTGGATGGGGAGATTGCAACTACCGAAAGTGTTCTGACGCAGATCATGCGCTTACAACAAATTTGCTGCGGTTTCTTCCAGCCCGACGTTGGGAAGATACAACCGCTAAAGAATAACCGTCTGAGTGAACTAACCAGCATTACAGACGAGCTATCAGGGAAGGCAATCATTTGGGCGTCGTATACCCACGACATTCAACAGATTTGCCAGACCCTGCGCGACCGTTTCGGGCCCGATTCGGTCGCACTTTATTACGGGGAAACACCCCAAGACGAGCGGCAGGAGATTGTTAACCGATTTCAAGACGTTAACGATCCCCTGCGGTTCTTTGTTGGTCAGCCTAAGACAGGTGGATACGGAATTACCCTGACAGCGGCCAATACTGTGATCTATTACAGCAACTCATACGATCTTGAGATAAGGCTACAGTCCGAGGACCGCGCTCACCGGATCGGGCAGAAGAACGCCGTGACTTATATTGATTTGGTTTCGCCCAACACCATTGACGAGAAAGTCCTGAACGCCCTGCGCAGCAAGATTGATCTTGCCGGACAGGTGCTTAAAGAGGACGTTAGCGGATGGCTGACATAATCCCGCTTTCGGGCATGTCACCGGGCAGGCCATACTTTTCGATCATGGATCGGCCTTCTGGCAGAGCCAGTGGGCGGTTAACAGAACTCATTTCTTCAGAAACCGTCCGTGCTTGCGGACGTAAGCTTGTTAACGGGGCCGAAAATTCTATTTCAGGGGGCCTTGCTCGCGGACGGTAAAACGCTAACGAGCCTTCTTGTTCAACGGGCATGGACATTAAAGCATCTTCAGGAGTGACGCGGTTAAAGTTTTCTCCGCCGCTTTCTCCATAAATTGCCATGTTTGCGAACTTACGGCCATAATCACTTAGGCTTGTTTTGCCGTCGTTGGGATCATATCGACCGCCCGTTTCTAAAAACTGCTGCATTCCAAAATCGCCGCCAATATGTGCCATGCCGAGCAGAGAGCTCATAGTAATTGGAACGCCTTTTATTACTCTTCCAATGTAAGCATCCAGACCTTTGTCCATCACATAGTTTATGGTTTTTTGTTCGTACCATCTTTGAAACTGCATTTGAAGATCAGGGCTATTTATGTATTCTTCATCTGTAAAGTCCAAACCCTCTTGATCTTTAAAGTCAGAAATTGCGGCATCTCCACCTTGAGTCAAACCCCTGTAACCACTTTCATTTACAACATCAGAACGGCCGCTAGACTCAGACGCTATCAGAGCCTCCTGATACTGAGACAATGGTTCTTCAACTTCGCCGCCGTCCGCGAGTCGCGCAGAACTAAAGTAGTTTAAAAACTCTTGGCTAGTCGGGTTTTTTTCTTGTAAAAATTCCAAGACTTCTTCTGCGGTTGATTTACCTACAATAGGTTCGGACGCGCTTTTATTTCCATTAATCATGTTTTCGACATCTGTTAAAAACATTTTTGTGCCGTCTTTAAATTTAATAATAGGTTTTTCAAAACCGTCTCTTTCATCGAGAGTAGAGTTTATTTCAAAAAACTTTTCTTCTGGCAAATTATTTAAATAGGACTCGGGTCTCGGCTGCGGACGTAAACTGGTCAAGGGTGCAGAAAACTCCGGAACGGACTCGGGTCTAGCTTGTGGTCGAATACTTTCCACAGGACCGCCGGGAGCGTACCGGGCAATCCCCTGCGAATCAGGACCGCGCATTGGAGGGGGACCAAAAGCCTCTCCACCCATTGCATACTGTTGGTAAACGCCAATGCCCCGCGGGCCGCGAAACATGTTACGGGCTGTTTCGTTCAGTGTTCCAATGCCGTTCATAACTGCGCCCCCTTCAGAGTAATTTTTTGCATCATCGTTTTGTTTTCTTGCAAAATCTTGAACAAGCATAGCCTGTTTAAATATTTCGTCCCCAGTCCGAGTTTCAGGATCGGCGTCTGCGAACGTTCTAAATTCTTTCTGACCAACCGTTTCAAGTCTATCCATCTGGTCTTGAACCGTGTCCCTTTGCAACATCTTTTTTATTACCGTACCAGTACGCGCCGCATAAGCGTCTCTTTCCTCGGCGGTATAAGGCTCTTTTGTTTCTGGATTAATGTTCATTACACGTTGAAATTTTGCTGACGCGGGGTCTTCTCCAGTTGCAGCATAATATTGCGCAGGAAGGTTGTAATCGTAAGGCTCCTCAAAAAACTCGGCTATCATTTCTTGCCTGTCAAACTTGTATTCTTCAGTACCGGGCGCGCCAAAACCGCCCGCTGCGCCCCGTTTTCTAAAGTTTTGCTTTCTCTCAGTTTCAAAAAAATCCAAAAGACTTTTAAAGTCTTCTGGAGGCATTTCTCTTTTTAAAGTTGGTATGTTTAAAAAAAACTCTGAAGATAATTTTTTTAATCCTCTATGGCGAAACTCATGTGCTTGTTCACTTAAATTAGCCGTCCCCGTGTAGTTTCCAATAATAATTTCATCGGTGTTTGGGTTGTAATTAGAACCTACGTTTTGCATTACTTTTACAACATTTGGGTCAAAACCCGCCTTAGAAATAGGTTCCAAAAAAGGGCTAATCTCTACTTCGTATTCTAGGTTTCCAAAATCCCTAACCTTATCAGCTTCGTTCATGGACATTAACCCATAATCCCTTGATACATGTATTGCGGCGCTTGTTCGTTACCAAAGATGCTGGCTACACCTCGGTCTGGCAACTGAGCCACGGCAGGTATACCGCCCTCTAAAGCTCTTAACCTTTGATATTCTCCCATCAGGTTCGCGCTCGGGTATTGCTGTTGGAAAGCGTCTAACTCTGCCAAAGAATTGAATTGACCCCCACTGTTTGTTGAAGCGGTCTGTGGCAGGCCCGTTAAAGGATTAATTTCTGGCATAACCGTGCCAAAATTCGTTCCGACGCCTTGAGCAGAGATGTCATTGTTCATTAAACCCTGCGATCCACCTCCGCCGTATAGCACCATTTTGGGGCCTGTACCTTGGGTTATATCCCAACCCGAATAAAAACCGCCCTGTCCGTCAGGCTTTTCCTGATAAGTATATGTTGTGTCAAGCTCCGGATCATAATGCGTGTCGCCTAAATTTGCAGGCGCACCGAAATCAAAGTTACGTATTCTTCCATCATCAATATTAAAACCGGGATCAATAGGCGGGAAGCCGTCATCAATATAAAAGTCCGACGGAGGTTGCTGCGGAAAGATCGGATCAAGGCGTGGGTTTGCCCCAGTAGGCCTTGTTAACTGCGAGGGTACTAAAGTGCTTGCCATTGTGGAAGGCTGATAACCACCATAAAACGGTTTCATCTGAGTGTATTGAATTTCTTCTTCACCATCTACAGTTTCGTCCGTACCAGTTTCATTAACAGAGTCCACGACGTTGTTATTGTCGTCATTAGCGGTTGGGTTATAAGGAAGTAAACTGTTTGCTAGATTCAATGCCACCGCGGCATTATACCCCGGAGTTTTCTTTTTAGCTCCTATGCTCATCAAGATGCTGTCTATTACGCCGGGGGTGTCGTTAGAAGCTGCCGCCGAAGCATTTGACATCTGAGTGTTGTAGCTATCGTCTGCGAACTCAACCTTCTGAAGGCCCTTGCCCGCAATGTTTACGGCCTGCCCGTGGTAACCCGCCTTAGACGCTTCAGACAAACTATTAAAAGTCGGAGTTGAGTCGTTATCGTCACTGTTATTAGTAGCCGCGGCATTATTGTTGTCAGAAGCGTTAAAATTTCCAATTCCTTGAAAACCAGCACCCGGTTCATAGTTTGAGCCACCCGCCCAAGTGCTGGGCTCAGTTAGAGTCCAGTAAGCCGGGATTCCGCCGGGACCGGGAAGACCCGCGCCACCTGCATTGAGCATCATCTGCTCTTCCTGCGGATTTACATATGCCAGACGATGAGGCTGTCCCATGATCTGAGTCTGTTGAGGAACAAAGGAAGCTATTCCGCCTTGATTATACGCCATGATTTGCTTGGGCATCATTGAACGGTTCATATCAAACTTCCTATTCCTTGAGATTGTCTAATCATACCTGAAGCCATGTCGTTAGGAAACAGGGCAGCGTACCTAGTCCTATCAACCGGGCCCGTATTAACAGGCGCGGGGTCTGGAGAAGGACTAGGTACGGCCGACGCCCGGGTGGTGGGAGTTGCCACAGGCGAAGGTCTCTGGACCGGGGGCCGCGGAGCGGGAGCCGCAACAGGCGCGGGAGCTACCGCGCCTTGTTGGTCGTTGGAGGGTAAGTTTTTAAATGTGCCGGGGTCAAACTGTTCTGAAGTAGGTTCCCGGTCCCCTTGAACAGATGTACTAAATGCCCTGCGAGGAGCCACGGAAAACCCGTTGGTTTTTAACCAGTCTACAACCGTTTGCACAACGCCTTTTTTCTGGTCCCCATCCCCATATTTTCTAAGCATCATTGCCATTAATTCTGGTTTTTGCAGCAGTTCCGCAGTAAACAGCATCCGTTGATTTTGAGGCATCCGTAAAAAGATGTTGCGCATAGCTTCGGCGCCCTTACCTGCGGCAATAATTGACCCCGGTCCGCCTTGACCCCCGGTCAATAAGCTCTGTGATTTTGTACCGATTGCGGAGCCGAAGATTGCCAACCCAAAGTCTAGGATTGGCTTGGCCTCTTCAAAGTTTTCTCCAAGCATTGCCGCGGCATCGTCTGTTTTTGCAGAAATTAATGCTTCTAAAGTTTTCTTCAAGCCCGCAACTTCTTGCTCGTTAAAAACACCCTTTTTTTGTAAGTAGCCTGTGAGAGTGTCGTAACGGCGTTTGTCACCTCTACGAGAGGACGTTTTCCCACCGACAACCAAGCGTTTTTCAAAGAGGTCTCGGTATAGTTTTAAAGGGTCTTGTATTGCAGAGCCGCCTCTACCTCCCGCTTGTCCAAATACGAGGTATTCAAAAAACGAAGACTTAAATCCATCCAAAGCCTCATCACGAGTGACGGACAAATTCTTCTGAGTAATCTTTCCTCCGGGGATAGTTTCTAGAGCAGCCCTAGCAGATTTGCGGTCAAAAAACTTTGTCACAATTCCAGTTGCTGGATCAGTTATTTCGTAAAGAGGAGCTTTTTCAACGGTTCCTTTAGAAGGTATAATATCAATTAACCTAGCTAACGCCGGAACTTGATCTTTTCCCGCAGCCATTGCTTCTGCAATTGCCGAAGTGGGATTCGTCCTAACTTCTCCTGTTTTACTACGCAAGACGCTAGTATAATTTATCTGTTTTTCTAACGCCGCTTTCTGTGCAGAAACACCGGACGTTGTTGCTTCAAACGTAGCTTTTGCAACCGCAAAATTATTTAGGTCCGCAAAGACTTCTGGAAAGAGTTCTGACAGTTGTTGGTTTTTTTGTAACCATTGACGCAACCGCTTTTGCGAAACGGCGTTTGTTTCTGGATCAATGGATTCAGCCCTAGCGGTTCTAATTATACGATCTATAACGCCATTAACGGAGTCCAAAGCCCCTTCGCCGCCGGGTATTCCTTGGTCCCGCATAAATCTACCGACTTCTTCTATGTCTCTAATTTTTAAGAAATTAGGATCAAACCGAGAGGTTGTAAAATTAGCCCCCATAGTTTCGGGCGCAATTCTATAAGCGCCCGCTTTAGTCTGAGATAAAGCATCTCCAACGTAACTGCGGTAAAACACATCTGCAAAAGCTTTTGTAAATGCGTTTGCATCTTGCAAAGCCCGTATTTGCGCCGAAGAAGTGTCTCCACCTCCAAAATTAGAAAAGTTAGAAATGTCGTCTTCGACCGCAGATGCAAACAAGCCAGCGGCCCTTCGAACAGTGGGTGACTTTTGACCATCTCGTGCAATGTCTAAAGCTTCTGTTCTAATCTGTCTAAGTTCCGATAGAGAAATACCCGCAGAGTCTACCTGACTTGCATCAGGAACTTTTACTAACGGGTTGCTAGCTAAAAAGTCCATCTTTTCCGCTAGAATTTTTCCCGGATGAGCATCGGGTCTCATGCTGTTTTCAGCAACAAACTTTCGAATTGCTCCAGCTTTTTCAGCAGGGTTTAAATTCTCTATGCTTATCATAAAGTTATTAAATGATTGCGTTTCACCGTCGTTTAAGCCTTGAAACAGAACGCTGGCTTGGTCATCAAAATCACGAGCCTCAGCATCCCGTGCCGCGTTTTGAGCTTGAGCCGTAGCGTCTGGAGCTTGCGTTTTTCGTTTTTCTATAAGCGCATTTAAAAAGCTGTCGTATAGATCATAACGGTCTTTGCTGTCTCTTTTTGAAACTTGATTTCGGGCTTCCCTGACCTGACGAATCATTGGATCAGTCACGACTTCAGGAATGCCTGAGTTGTCTAATTGAGGGGCAAGTTTTGCCCTAAAAAGCTCGAACATTTCCAAAGAAAAGGAGGCCGTGTTCTTATCTAAAGCTTTACTAAATTTTTCCGCCGCAGGTCTTTCCAGAGCTAAATCGTAGTTTAAGTTTAGAGCGTCGGACTGCCTCTGGGCAAACCTATAGAGTGCCGAAAGTTCTTTTTTAACAGAACTTTCTTCAATAACATCGTCTTGGTCTATAAGAAGCCGTATAAACTTAGGAACGGTTGAAGTTGCACCATCATCGGTAAAGAATTCGTCTACATTAAGGTTTCCAACTTTTTTATAAAGAGTTTCTTGTTGACTGCGAGCAAATCCTTTTTGTGCTTTTAACATTTCAAACAAGCGTTCTGAAAGGTCCATTACACCTTCGTTATCTAAAGCGGTTCTTTCTGCGGCGGTTAAAGGTTGCCCGTCTGGTCCTAAAACAGGCTTTCCAGAAGTTTCAACTTGTTGAAACGCTTTTAAAAGGTTTTGTTCCGCGGACACAAGACGCGCATTTAAAGCCCTTTCTTGTATAGCTTCTTTTATTTGCGCTCCAATAGTAAAAGCTTCTTTTGAAAACTCCGTACCTTCCGCAAACGCAAGTTGTTCTAAAACGCCCTCTAGAAATTCTACTTCTTTTTGTCTAGCAGCTTTTTGAGCCGCACTAAGACTATCGAAGTCTCGGGCTAAAGCAGCTTCCATTGCCATAATAGCCGGGTTTTTAGAAGCTTGACCCGCTGTTTGCCTGTTTCCGTCAATTGTTTTTGCGGCTTCTAAAGATGCAATAAGCTCGTTTAGTTGTTTTGGATCGTCTAAAGAACCCGCTCTTTCTAAAACATCTACAACCATAAGGAACCCGCGCTCGTCCCTAGTTTCTTGTGCCACGTCTCTAACAGTCTGCGCCGTTCCCCGAACTAAACCTAAATCTTTTCTATTCTGATTAAATGTTTTGAGATAAGGCGCTATTTTTTTACCAACCCCTATAACGGTTTGACCCGCGAACATAGGTAAGGCTATACCCCCAAGCAACTCTGCGGTAGTTTCAGCACTTCCAAAAGGGCTGCTTTCAGCGGCCCCTTTTACAAAAAGACTAGCGCCTGTTGCGGCCACTGTTTCATAAAACAATGTTAACCCCGGATTTTTTCGAGCATCTTTTCCGGCCGTTTTTAAACTGTTTTCAATAGTCAGTAGCATTCTTAGAACACCGGGGGCCGTCTTTCCTTGCAATACAGCCGCTACACCACGCTCGTTTAAATCGTTTATGTTTAAAGGACCGGGAACGGCGCTGCCTTCAAATACACGAGGATCGCCTCTTGTATTTGTTCTCTTCGCAGCGACTTTCTGTGCATTTTTCCATTGTTTTGCAAAAGAAGTAGATGCGGTATCTGAGAAGTTAAACCCTCTTCCAAACATGTCCGAATTATTAGCTAACCTGTTAGTGAAATAATCGGTCAACATGTTTGAGGCCGCACGGTCTGCAAAAAACGTATAAGGTGAAAAAGCTGCAATGTCTGCGGCGACTTCTCCCGAACGCATAGTTGAATAAGTGTCGGGTGTAGGAAGTGTCTTCTTGCCTAAAAATAATTCTCCGAAGGGTTCCCCGTAATCCGCACTAAATATACTGGACGCAATCCCAGTAATATAAGGGATTGCAAAACGGCCCGCGGTATACGCGGTTTGACCCGCTTGAGCCATCCGGTCAAGCACAGGTGCTCCAAAAGAAAGACGGCCTTGAATGTTAGGAGCAATACTTTGAATTTTTTTACCCGTCGCAAACCCTGCTCCGAAGGCCGTGGCTGACGGCACGTTTTCAACAAGGCGCGTTCCAAGGCTTTCTAAAAAGCCTTTTTCCTCCATCGTTGTGATATATTTTAAAATCTGTTTGTCTGTAAGTTTTACGCCGGGTCTAAATTTAGAAGTCCCGTCCCTTAAAGACCTATAGTCTCCCATTCCAGTTCGCGCATTAAATTCCGCAGCGGCTTGAATAGCAAAGGCTTGTGTCGGAGTATATGTGTTTGGTGCTACGGTGGCCTCTGTGTTTGCTCCACGACCCCGATTTCCACGAAGTTTTTTTCTTGACCCATATAATTTCATTATTTCTTCGAAGTATTCCGGAGAAAAATCTATTCTACCGTTCTGCCGAAAATCATAATAGTCAAACCCGTTATCCGCCAGAGGCGACGGTGCCACAACGTATTCACTAACGACAGGCTCTACGACAGGCTCTACGACATCCTCTATAACAGGCTCCGTTACAACATCCTCTATGACAGGGCCTTGAGAATCAATTACGATGTCGTCCTCAGTTGTCGGGGTCATTCTCGTCACCTCCACCTATTCCGGAAAGCCTGTCTAGCTCGTCAATGAGCGCCTGTTCCTTTGCTGAACGGGCTATGTCTGCCGGGTCCATCCCTCTTGATAGTAAATCAAGGCCCGCCAGTACACCATACCCTGCTTTAAGGTCTTTTAGTTTTTGAATAATCTCTCGTTTACTTTGAACTGACTTGGGTCCAGTTTGCGGCATAGGAATACTTGGATCAGCGAGTTGGTCTTCAGCTATTTGTATTGTACGCGATAAACGCTCGTAAAGGTTTAGAGCTTTTGAACGAGCCGCGTCAGGCCCTGTTCCCCAAAACGCGGCGGGTTTTGGTGTTAAGTCGTCCAGCTTTTTACCTTGGTATACACTGTCCCTGATTTCTACAGCAGCCAAAAATATTGTGGAAAACTCTTGGTTAAGGTTTTTTACAGCTTCTATGGCGTCTTTAGCTTCGGTAAAGTACGACGGGGCTTGAACAAACTCCAATCCATTGTTTACAAGATTTTGAACAAACGCTTTAGAACCCCACGCGGCATCACCTAAAAACGCGGTCATTGGAGGGGCTTGGTCTAAACCATTTTCAATTCCTAAACGTTTATCAACCGCTGCATCTAATCTATCGAACGGGAAATATACTCCGGTTGGAACGCTAAGGCCGTTTGACTTTCTAATCCGTAAAGCGTCAATCATTGTAGAAGTTAAAGCTTTTCCGGGAGTGGTAACATTGTCTTTTGCATCGGCGCTATAAGCCGTGCTGGTAGGAGAATTGTAAACAATTAAAGCGGCTTCCATGTCCGTAGGCGAAATTCCATCCGCCTCTTTGGACAAAGTATTGTTAGCATACTTTGACAACAGGTCTTCGTTAGAAACAATGCTCATTACTTTACCAGTAGTTCCGCTGCCAAACACATCTGGAATAGTAGATTCATCTAGGAGAAGCGTTATTTGGTCGGCCTCTGGTTTAGACAAATCAATCCGGAACAATTTGTCGCCTATTGCTCTTGTAAACGGAGCAACTGCGTCTCTGCCTTCTTTGGCAACAGCGGTCTCTAAAGCTCTCTTTTCCTTCGCTATATCGAATTTAGTTTGGCGAATATCCGAACGAACCGCAATGAGCTCGCCTCTATACTCTTCAGCTTTTTTGCGGGCCACGGCTCGGTCTTCTGCGCTAAGAGTGCGGTCTTCTGCGCGGTTTTCTGCTTCTATAAGAGCAATCTTTGCGCGCTCTTCTTTAGCAAGAAGCGCGGCGGCGTCCCGCTCTTCTTTAGAAAGAGTTCTATCTTCAGCGCGAATTTCTGCCATTTTAAGGAAAGTTTGAGCGCGAATTTCGGCTTGGATGGTTTGCATTTCCGTCCGTTTTTCTTTTCTTATTCCGTAAATCTCATCAAGGGCCTTGTTTGCCTCGGCGTTATCTGTTGTGTATCCATCCTTCAAAAGGTCCGAAGCTTTATTTCGGCCTTCCGCGGTTACGACATTTACGACGGTTCTATCGAAGCCCCCGTCTTCACGTTTTCTATAGAACTGCACCGCGTTAAAGCCGCGTTCTTGTTGTTTTTGGGCAAAAGCGTCAGCAAGCGCGGCATTTGCTTCTGAGGAATCCGTTGTATAACCAAGTGCTAAAAGAGCTTCAGCGTCTTTTTTGCCCTGTTCTCCCGAGACATTTATTGTTTGTCGTGTAGTTTTGCCTGTAGGATCAATTAAGAAGAAAGTTTTATCGACAAATGTTCTTTCTTCTTTTCTTTCTTGTTTAGCTTCGTCGAGACGACTTACATAAGCCGCAGGGTCGAGCGTGTAACCACCGTCTGGCCCTGTAAGAGCGGCGATTTGAGTACTGGATTTTAGATAAGCAGTTGGTCTTCCTATTCCGTCGATAGGATAAAGCGTTACTCTTTCTGTTCCAGATGAAATCGATCCCAGCGAGTTAGCGTGTCTATCTAACTCGTTTTGAGTTACATATGCCAACTCTCCAGTTTTAAATTCTACTTTTACCCCGTTTCGGGTAACACTGAACGGTTGTTTAACAATAAACTCTGTGGGCAAAGTTTTTTCACCTTCGATCTCACCAGTAAGACGAGTTTCTTTAGCCTTTATAAAGGGTTTAATAGTTTCAGCATTATAGATTTTAAAGCCTAACGATTTTTGATTTTCTGGGTCAATAAAAGCTTTGTACCTAGCAAGATCATTGTCGTCTTTCATGTTAAATTGATCGTAAATCTCTGGATTTCCGTCGGCATCAACCCTATAAATAGTTTTCATATCAGGGGCTGTTTTTGAAGCCCGAGCCCCAGCCAACTGCATTTCCTGCCTAAACTTTTCTTCAGCCTGAGCCTGACCCAAGCCTGCTTGCAAACCAGCCATACGCAACTGACGATCTTCCGCAGCCTGCGCTTGTTTAGCCTGCAAAAGACCCGCGGACCGTTGTCCCACTTTGTCAAAAAGTTGTGTCTGACCCACAGCGCCAGCTATGCGCTCCGCAGCCGACATCGGGGTAGCCGTAGGCGCTCCAGCGGCCAGAGCCGTCTGAGCTATGTCAAAAAGTATTTGAGCCTGCGATAAACGCTTCTGTTCTTCAAGGTCCGCGGCCCGCGCTTCGCTGTCTATAGCGCCTGCAAAAAGCTTTTGGTACGCCGGGGCCATCCTTTGAGCTTCAGATATTACGCTTGAATTACCCGTGGGAGGTGTTCCATTAGCAAAACGTCGGACCTCTACAGGCCCGCCATTCCTAAAATTTACGGGTGGAGTGCTGCCCGCCCCCATTGCCATGAGTTCACCAACTCCTTGACCCATCGGAGTAGGCGAGCCGTCGGGCGTCTCCATTTCAGAACCCGCCATTTTAGACATTAACTCACCAATACCGCTGTCAATAGCGCCTTCTTCTGTTAGCATAATAGCGGGCTGAACCATCGCTAAGACACTTTCAGGAGTCTGGCTTGCATCCGCTTCGCCAACATACCCGGCTAGTTCCGAGTACCGCGCTTCAAGAGGCGCGTCATTGCCTCGCAGCGCGTTAATCATGCTTGTAACATCTTCCGCCGCGTCGATGTTGCCCATCATGTTTGCAACAAACTCACGGCCTGCCATTTCTGCGCTTTGCTCGGCGTCTATAACTTCCTCTTCAGGGCTCATGGGCGGCATCATACCTTGAGGCGGCATCATATCTTGGGGCATTGGAGCAGCCGGACCACCCATTTGCCGAAACAAAGGCCGATTAAGTGTATTGTTCATCAGAATAACCCCGCTCTTGATGCGCCCGCCGCGGCACTAAGACCACCGATTCCTAGCGTAGCCGCCTGCATAAATGGTGACGCACTGGAAGTTGATCCAGAGGTCACAGTGGATGCTGATGTTGGAACACCCGCGTATATGTCACTTAAAAAGCCTGTTTCTTGGAACGGAAGCTGATAACTCTGTTGATCGGTCATCCGTTGCGCGTCAAGAACGGCCTGTTCGTTTGTTTGTTGAATGCCGCCTGTAGTCAACAGATCACTAATGTCGTTTCGGCGCAAGGACTGTTCTAACTCGCCTATACCTGCTTGCTGGATTCCCATTTTACCTTGAGCCTGACCCGCGGTTGTCATCAAAGAACCTAACCCCTGAGACAATCCTCCGGCGCTATTTGCCATGTTTCCTGCTAAAGTAGCCGCGTTCATACCCGTTTGTGCCGCAAGCTGTTCGACGCCCATACCTGTTTGAGCCAGAGAGTTCTCGTTAGCAGCTTTAAATTGTGCCGCTGACATCCCTAATCTAGCCGCAGAGTCAGCATTCTGAGAAGCTAGCTGTTCAATACTTAACCCGGTTGAGGCAAGTGCTTGAGCGTTAGCGGCGGCCATTTGATTAGCGTCTAACCCAAGTTTAGCGCCCTGCAAGGCGCTTCCCTGCGCCAGTTGTTCTGCGCCAAGTCCTAGACTCCCGCCCGCTTGAGCCGCATTTGCAGAAGTTGCCGCCCCAGCTTGTCCTAACTGCCCCGTTGTCTGAGCCGTCTGTAACTGCCTGTTTCGAGCCGCTTCAAAGGCTGACATAGCCCGTTGTGCAGAAGACTCATACCCCTGAGACCGCAGTTGAGCAATTGCAGACGCCGTGTTTCGGTCAAGCTCTTCCTGAATGGGGTTTATAGAACGATCCAGAGCTCTTTCATAACCACTGCTGCCAAAAGCCCCGGCGGAAACTGCCTGTCTTGTAACCTCGTCTTCAGCCGCTTGTTGACGACGAGCAGCTACGCGCTCCAAATCTGCTAAAGTAGCTGCTACAACCGCGTCTTGATACGGGTTGTTGTAAGCGCCTATTCCGCTAGGGTCGAACTCCGCAGACGCCCCCGCAAGCTGCGCTATACCCGATTTCGCCGTCCCCAAACCAAAATTAGCTGCGTCTGTTAGCTGGTTCTGAGCGGCGGCGGTGGATTGTCGAGCCAAAAAAGCCGCTTGATCCGCGCCTAGCTGACCTTGTTGAGCAGCGGTCAAACCCCCTTGAGTAGAGCTTGCAAGGCTACCTTGTAGGGGGGCGTTTAAACCACGAGCATTAGATGTGGCTGTACCCAAGCCTGCCTGACCGCCCGCCACGGCTTGACCCATCATGCCTTCAGATTGAGCCAAACCCGCGCGTTGATTGCCTAAGACATTAGCACCGCCCGCAATAGCGCGATCCGCTACGGTCTGACCCAAACTGGACGCATCTTGCAAACCGCTTAAGGCATAGTTTGTACCAGATTGAGCGGCGCTAATGCCCGATCCAACCGTACCAATCCCCTGACCCAAGGTGGAAGTTCCAGCTTGAATGTAAGGCTTATAAGAGCCCACGCCCCGAGAGGCCATGTCAATAGCGTCGGCTTGATTAACATTTAAACCCGCAACTTGAAAAGCCGGGGGTTGGAAAACAGCGTCTTGGCTAATAGAAGAAATGTATGCGGGGTCGTAATTAGTAGGGGCAACGTAGCCTTCTTCTCCCTCTGTTCCCGATCCCGGAGTGCTTAAAAGCTGCGCTATTTCTGCATCCGTGTAAGAAACACCCGTATCAGGGTTAACTTGACCGCGCAAACCTTGGACCTGTCGGCCAAGCTGTTGGTTTCTAATTAAACCTTGCGTGTCAGACAAAAGACCAAGGCGGTAAGCCTCAATGTCGGGATTGTTGTACTGTGTTTGAATTTGAGCCATTATGCTACCACTCCCCCTTCAAACGCTCGCATCATATCGTACATTTTACGAACCCCTTGTTTTCGGCTTCCGTTTCCGAGTCCTCTAACCGCCTTGGCCGTCATTACAAACTCCCCGTCTGACAACATAGCAGGAATGTCGTCCGAAGTTTCCGTTCCGGGACCCCCTATATAGCCGTTTTTGCGAGGGAACATCTCACCGCCCATCGCGGCCTGTTGAACGGGCTCGTTCAGGTAATTTTGAAACACAAAAGGATTGCGGTTGATATCAGGACGGCCTACAAGAGGCCTTTGGAAGTTAATGCCCGAATAAATGCTGTATTTGTTTGGATCACGCTCAAACTCTTCGCGGCTTGTATATCCATAAGGAGAGGATAAGTCCGCTTCCGGAGTTTCAAAGCCCCCAAAAGCTCCCATTGCCGCAGTACCTACCGCAGCTAAAGGAGCGTACTGCGAGATTAGGCCGGGAGTTAAGTTTTTTGTCGCCATATCTAGAGCTTGTTTTTGACTTAATGTTACACCTTCAGCCGCCGCCGCGGTTTGAAGTTCAGAGACCTCCGCAAAAAGCTCCGCATTGGTCGGCATGTTCCTGCTAGGAGACAGGGTCTCGTTGTAAAAGCTTTTTGCGGAATCAACAAAGCCTGTGTTTTCAGGAGGAGTTAATTTGTCCGTAACGGGAGTATTTGAGGGGTTTACGGACACGGGAGCTTGACTGGATACGGCAGTAAGACTTGAAGTAGGATTAAAAACGCTGCCCTCAAACTCTCCGCTCATCGTACCAAAAGCCCGGCCCATTTTGGTAGTAGCGCCCGCAGGCCCACCAACATTCGCCGCCGCCGAAATGCCGCCAGCAAACCCGCCCAAAACCGCAGACTTAAATGCGTCTTTAAAACTACCGCCCTGTACCAAAGTGCCGATGCCCGCGCCCAAAGCGCCACTTGCAACCGTGCCCAAACCCGGAGCAAAGAAGTTAATCGCCATAGGAATAATAATAGGAGCAACTGCTTTGAAGAGTTTTTTAACTCCTTTTACAAGCTTTTTAAGAAAAAACTCGCGCTGCCCAGTTATCGGGTTAATAGAGTTTGCAGCTGAACCTACCGTATAACGATCCATGTCCACGTTTGAACGCTGAAACGCGCTTGCTAGCTCGCTAGCCAAGCGTGGATTTTCTTCCAGCAATTCAGGAGAAACCGCAACCTCTCCCGTTTTCATGTGAACAAGCTCATTATCACCGTTTCGGCCCATTTCAGCCATCCGGTTGCCAATGTCCGTCATAGAGTTAATGCCGCTCGGAGAGCCAAACGCTAGTACATTGTCGCCTATTTCGTCCATGTTGGACTCTAGAAAAGAGGCCAATCCGCCAGACGGCATTTGCTTTAAACTGTTATACTGCATGTCAGACTACCTTAACTTTTGTTCACCTTAACAAAAAACTTTTACGGTTTCCAGAGATTGTTCGCACCTAACTTTTACATAACTCCACCGTCTGCGGATTGCGGCATTGTTACGGTGATCTTAGTATGCCGCTTAGTTTCATCTGTCCATGACTCACCGCAATCTGGGCAATTCCCGTCTGGATACGAGGCCACTTCTTCGGGCGTGTCTACCACGTTGTCGCAGTTGTGGCACTGCAATTTATCTTCGGATGTAGACGGTCTCCACTTTGAGCCGTCTGACATTGTAATAACTGTATCACTCATAAAGCACCTATGTAGTAGTAATTGCGACTGTACCGACCTGACCGACACCTGCCGAGCCTCGAAGATGTGGCGTGTTAAGTTGTGTAACCATAACATAGCCACCGTGGTTAAATATACCCCCTAGTTCCAGACCTGAATCGTCTGTCTGTAGATTAGTGAATACGCCAAATGTGTTACGGCCTTCGCCGGGGTTCTGTATCTGCTGCACATACACTGAGAAAGAGCGAACAATCTCCGCGATGTACTGCTGGCTGTACTCCTTTGGAGCGTTGGGGAAGTATGGTACGGCATTGATACGGGACATTACCTACGCCCGTCCTGTCTAACATCCATGCGAGGAGAGCCAAGACGCCAAGTCATACCTGTTTCATTGGAGTCTACACGCAAAGCCATTGATCGTCCGCGCAATCTTATGTTTGCCTGATTTGTAAACTGCTCTACTGGAACAGTAGCTGTCTTTGTTATTATGCTATCATCTTCCTGTAGATAATTACCGCCGGGAAAGTTCCTTGCCTTCATCGTAAACGTAACAGACGGAGAACTCACAGTTGAGTCCCGAAACGTAACGTCTGGAATGATTCGGCTTACAAACGAGAAGTTGTTGCCGTCCCCAATATCAAACTGACTAGACTCAATATATGCAGATATTGCGGCTGCGGGGTTTTGGCTCCCATCATCAAACCCATTCTCATGCGTATATAGATATCCATCCAACCCTGCCGCAATAGGGTTTTGTTCAAGACCACGGTCAATCCACGCGCTACGAGTTAAGGTGCCATAGTACCATATGTTCTGTTGGTAGTTATAAACAACATAGCGGTCTACATTAGCACTATCGGCAGAGGGGTAATACCACCAGACTTCAGAGAATGACGTATTAGATGCGGCAAATACTTTTTCAGATTGGTTCTGATTAAAGTCACTAAAGACGTAATCACGCACGGTGCAGGGTAACTTTTGAACTGCGCCGCCATAAGTATAGAACTCGTTACTACCCATCCAAAAGACGTTATCTTCGATTGCTATCGCAGAGTTGGGGCTTGCGATTGTCACGTTCTCTGAGATCATGTTGATCCCAAATGTAAACGGTGGTCCTAAGTACTGCATTACATGCAGAGATGCGTCCGTGAATACTAATATTTGCTGACGGGTCTCAAGTGCCGTAACAATTCTTGACCCAGAGCCGATAAGCAAGTCTCCCGCAGTATTGGTTGTTGTTGGAGTCCAGTCTGCGGCGTTTTCCTGATCGGAGAACCTTATTAACAAGGGGTCTTGTGTTGCACTGCCTAGAGAGTTCGCACCAAAAGCAATAACGTGCCTGTCAACATCAGAGACAATAACCTTAGCGGCAACTGTTGGAGCGTTGCTGGCCCCGGCAAGAGAGCTTAATGGAACGGCTCTTGAAGTTAATGGAGATACTACTGATGCGTCCCAATAATAAATACCCCCATTATACACGTTTATTATTAGGTCTTCCCCGAAGTTATCGTGTGACCATAGGCGCAATGTATCTGTTAAAGTATCAATAACCGCAGCAGAGTTCCAAGCACCACGCGACCAAGTTCCAGCACCCCAGCCATTGCCAAACACAGAAGTATCGAGGCCCGTGTTAATCTGATACGCGCCCACGACAGAGGAGCCACCATTCCCCGAATCAGAAGTGTTTGCCGTTACGGCAACGGGAGTATACTCACCGTCAACAGTGATAATGGCAACGCTGTTTACTTCTCTGGCAGTTATTGTGTAGTTGTTGTCATCCACGATAGAGTTAATCTTATACTCTTGGTTTAAGACATCCGCCGTGACTAACCCACCCAAAGACACCGCGCCGCTAAAGGTGACAAAATCTCCTATCACCGCACCGTGGTTTGTATCGGTCACAGTAATTGTAGATGATCCATCCGATGCAGCAAAAGTTACATCCCCCGCAGAGGTCGTTTCTCTGATAGGAGTGATGTCGTAATAGCCCTGACCCTCTTCGATGTAGTACTTGTCGCTCGTGCCAACGCCTAGATAATTATTTAAAGCAATCGTTCTCCACGGATGCAAGGCCCGACACGAACCAAGAAAAGACTTGATACCCAGCTTTGTCCATCCACCAATCTTCTCGGGATAACCCATGCGAAACCGCACTTTGTCCATATCGTACCAACCACCCTCGTTGCTATACGAGGTGGATTCTCTGTTGATACCGGGCTGGAACTGAAGTTTGGTTAACGGCATTGAGCATCCTTACGGTTTAGTGGGCCAGTCAGCCTCTTCCAAGTGGGGCCAGTTAGCGTGGCTTGTGATGTCACGCAGTGCTTGACGATACGCTGTTTGCTCTGCCGTCATGGTTAGGTCAGTTGACGCCCACCAATCTGTTTCTGACAGTAGTGCGTCTCGCATAGAACGGTGCACGGCAGGCAGGGCGTCGATACGATCCGCTTCTTTCTTTGCGTCGTAGGCGGCCCGCTCTTCTGCGGTGTACTTCTCAGTAACCTGCCATGTTTGCACATAGGTGTTTCCGCTTAGTGTAGGGGTAACCTCTGTGCAGTTCTGATACTCTGAGTCAAAGTCCGGCTCATCTGCATACTGAAATGGCGCAAAGCCATATGCAGCAACGTCAATCTTGGTCATATCTCTAGGGAAGCTGACGTTTTTGTTCTCGTGTTTTATACGACTATGTGTTACGGGCCACTCTGTTGGCACATTGTTTTCAAGTTTAACTAGCATCTATTTTCTCCTTACGGTGTGCCAACATCAGTGGATGGGAAGGTGCGAGTGTCTCCGGGCCAAATAATACGCACTAGGCCATTAGCACCACGACCCCCGCCACCTGTAAATGAAAGAGAGTCGCTTTCGTTAGTGCCGCAAATACCGCCGCCGCCGCCGGGAT